GCATTGTAGTTACAAAACTAGCTATTAGTGTAGCCTTTAGCTGATTTTTAATTTGCTCTAAAAGATTTCTATTTCTTTCTCTTTCATCATCAGAAGTAAATAGATTATCTGCGGCTTTCCCTACGCTATCTACTACTTTATCAACTCCGCCTGAAATAATATCTGAAAACCAACTCATAGCATATCCTTAATTGTTTCAAGCAAAAACAACATCATAGGCATACTTATAGTAGCTAAAATGTCATTAGCCTCTGCATCGTGTTTAGTTGTAAAACTATCGTATATCTCTTTACATGTAGCTACAATAACTACTACACTTAATGCAATAAGAGAAGAACTAAATATAGTGATTATACTATATAAAGCTAATCCATAGAGTGCATGGTTAGCTTTATCTTGTGGTAAGTTTATAATCTTAAAAAGACTCTCCATTCATGCTCTCCTGCTCATCTATATTTTTAATACAATGTTTTGACTGTATCTTCCTCAAAAACCAACATATCACTTTTTCTACAATATTGGCTTTGTTGGTTTTTATCTTACGCCCTATAATTCCGCTTATCGTTTCATCAGGGCAGTATGCACCTATATACACAAGGACTTGACAAAATTGGTCAAGTCCTATAAGTATATTTGTAAGTCTTTTTTTCATATCCTCAAATCTTCTACAACTTTTAACAATTTTTCAAAAGTCTTACAAGCATTTACCTTACTTTCAAGTTTATTGTTAGCACCTCTAAGGGTCTCTCTTTGTGTTAAAATGTCTGCATATTTCTTTTTAACCGCTTCTACATCTCCTCCAATAACTTGAATTTCGGCTATCTTTGTAACAACCCAATCGGTTTTTTTAAGGTGTCTTTCAGCACCCCATCTGATTGTGGCGAGTGCAACTTTTTTAAGTCCTTCTAGTGTATTTGGAATATTCCAAAGTTTCTCTTTGTTTTCGTCTGTATGATACGGTTCTATATTTTCATAAATACTGTTTTGTATTTTCAATCTTTTTATCATTTTATTTCTCCTTAATCACTAAAATTTATATTAGATAAGACATTTATAGGATTTCCACTGTCTGCGTCTTTTACTATACCATCTATGATATCATTCCAACCTATGCTGTTATCATCATGGTCTTTTATATCCGTACCATACACATTAAGACTTATAGTACCCGCACTATTGTAATTATGTATAATTTTATTATCTTGTGAAGCATTTTCTTGTATTAAGTGTATATGACTGAAAGTTACAGAAGTATGAGTAACATAAGTATTACGTATACACACATTAATTATATTACTTTCTCCCTCATCACATGTAATACCATCTGCTGAGGGATAGCTACCAAAAAATATACTATTATTACCTCCATACGTGTTAATTACTCCCGCATGATGCCACGACCAACCTATATCAGTGTTGTTTTTTGGACTAGATTTTACTTTTAGTCGTCCATGTAGTGTATACACTAGCAATGTAGTATTATATAATAAAAACCCTTGACAATAATTATAATTATCATTGGATGTTACAGAAGGTTGTATAACACTATATGTATCGTCCCGTGGATATAATTGTATGTATTTAGAAGTACAGAGAATATCTATATCTGTATATACTACAGGGTTATCCTCGTCATCGCTTCCTTTTATGTATATTATACCTCTACCTCCGACAGGAATACTATCACAAGCCTTTTTTATAGTTTTAAAAGAATTTGACGAACTTCCATCGTTGTCATCATCTCCATCAACATCATCAACATAAAAACTCCTATCAAATTGCCCTAAAGCACCACCTACATCATCCCAAATTTGTTGTTTGAATTTTCCTCTATTTGCTACCGTCTTTGTTGATATATTTCCATCGTTATCTTTTTGTTGAATAGATACATCTTTAGATGTACTATCAAAGATGTCGTTATAAGCATTTGCAAAATTCACTAAGTTAAAATTTGCTATGTCAAAAGGTAAAGCCATTTTATTCTCCTATTATTATTGAAATCTGAGCTTGCTGAGCTACTGTTTGTGTTAAAAGCCCGTTTAGAGCCACCTCTAAGTCATCAAGACTATATGTAGCCTCATCAGGTATCACTACTGCTTCAGCACGATTTGCCGCACTCTCAGCAGATACTTTGTAGCCATAAGCAAGATTTTTACTATTTGAAGCATCATTCCTATAACTTAATGCACTATTTTTATATCCCTCTGCAAGCCCCGTCCAATAATTTACATTACTCCACTTATCTATTAAATCATCACTTAAAGTATTTGCTTGACTTATAAAAGTAGGCAAATCATTATTAAGAAACGCCGTAGTTTTACTGTTAAAAACTGTTGGACTCTGTGTATTCGGGTTGGGAATATTTTGTATATTATCTATATGTATCGCCATTATATCACTCCATTTATTTCAAGATTGTAGTCGCTAAATACTGGGTTGCTTTTAGTCATATAGAGGTCTTTATACCATCCAAAGACACTCTCGCCGTCTTCTAAAACATATAAGCATAAAGTAGAGCTTAACTCCTGCAATAAGTTAAAGACTTGTGGGGCTAAATCGTTGTGTATCTTTAGTTTAACTACATATTTTTTAGTTTTATTTCCTTCCTGTAAAAAGTCATATCCACTTGAATTTGTAACTTTTTTAGAAAAATCTCTACTTCTTTTTTCATATCCAAAAAGAGCATCGCCGATATAATGAGATTGTCCTACAATACAAGTGCCGACTTTGTTAGCGTCCCCTTTAATTTTTATAGCTATTTCATTTATATTTATAAAGGGAGAGCTATCTATAACAGAATTTACAGGATTGAAAGAGCTATAAAAGTAATCGTGAAAACTATCTACTACTCTGTAATGTAAATCAAAAGTATTTGTAGTGGTTGTTTCAGTATTGTGCCAACTAACCTCTACTTTTGTGCCATCAACTCCTAAAACCGCTACAGTATCGTAAGTGGTATCAACGCCATCAACATCGCTGAATATAAATTGTATATCTTGATTAAAAGAAGTCCAAGATGTGCTAATAAACTTGTCAAATACCGCTAATTGGTTAAAGTAAGGTTGCGCCTCCCACATTAAAGGGTTTTTTAAAGGATTTACACCTTTATTATCACCAAGAGCCTTAAAAAGAACTGTGCGGTTTGCCTCCACCTTTAAATTAGACCCTGTAGATGGATTGTATTTGCTATAGTGTAAATCTAAAACTACCAAATCTCCTACATAGTAATCTTCACTCTCATTCCATGCTGGAAAGCTTGGTAATAAAAGCATATATACGGCATCTCCTACATCGTCGATAGTAGCTATATTTTGGGGAGATGTGTCAGCCCCTCTGTCTCGATAAAAATTTATCTCATAAGTGTCATCATCGTTTAAATCTTCTCTTTTAAAATATAAACCCCCTTGCGGTGTAATATGATAATTTTCTTTATACACTTTAATATCGTACAAAGGGTCTATTTTTTCCCCATAGTATTTTTTATCAACAATAAACAAACCCTCTGTGGGATTTTCAAAAGTAGCAGCATGCATACCCATAGCTACTTGATAGTTCTCATCGTCTAATATCCGTACATCTCCTACATTTTGTATAGTATCTTTTGGTACTAATAAATTGTCATAGAAATATATGTTGTAAGGAAATAGAAACATCCCGTCAAGAGATGTTCTTTTTCCTGTGCTATCTCTCACTATTACATTATCTTGTTTTTTAGGCACTACTACTTTCACGATGCAACCTCCATTATTATTCCACTCTCCCCTTCATTTCGACTTAAGACTCTCTCCATTCTTGTTATTTTCTCGCTTTGAAATTCGGTAACTCTTCTAAGTTCTCTTAACTCTTCTACGACTGCACTTTGGTCTATTCTTACGGGGATATCACTTCCATTTCGCATGGGGATAACTGCCTCTGGATACCCTGCTTCCCCTATAAGTCCAACTGTCGGAGATGTTACGATACCACCGTCTGCATATTTTTTCAAATCTACATAGTCATCAACAGGAATAGGATGTTCTTTGTAGTAGTCAGAATAATACTCTATTTCTTTTTTTACATACTCTTCAAATTTATCAACAGTATTATATTTCTTAAGCAGCCAATCCCAATGCCAAGCTGTACTGCTTTCTGTGTCAAAGCTAGTCATCTTAAAATCTTTGTCAGTTGCGACTAAACGATTTCCCCCTGTGTTGTTTGGTAACACTTTAAGAACTTTCGATATATCCGCAGGGGTAATTCCTAACTCACTAAAAGAAAAATACTTCTCTAAATCACTATCGGTTAAAACACTTTTATTTTGTAAAAGAGTCTTTTTATCTATCTTTTTACTATCATAAAGAAAAGTAAAAACATCCCTACCCATAATATCGCTATTTTCCACGCCAAGCTCTTTTAAAAGCCCTAGTGTTTTTGTTATATCTTTAATGTCGAGATTTTTAAGATAATCAGCACCTTCCCACTTGATATTTCCTAATATGTTCACCCATTTATCAAGCTCTTCTACTGTTTTAGGTTTTAAAATATTAGCGAAAGCTTTTATGTCTGTTGGCGTCATCATAGATTTATCGGTGTAAAAGTCTGATAAATCTAAACCATCATCTACACCGAATTGAGTGTTGATAGCACTTGTATATTTGTTTATAGCATCTGTTAAATCACTTGTAGTAGCATCTTTAGTTATGCCTGTGGTATCTCCGGCGATTATAACTTTCATAGCTTGTTCGCTTGTATCAAAGATGTTATAGAAACCCTGCATATCGTTTGAAACACCGTTCAAGACACTATCAAGCAACCCATTATTTTTTGTGGCTATTGCACTTGTTTTAAGACTGTTTGCTACTGCTTCTAGTGATGTTAATGTATTTTGTGCATTAACATTATCACCAATAGCCACTTCACTATTTAGTTTGCTTTTAAGTTCGTTATAGCGTCTTGCATAAAACTCATAAGAGACATCAGCACTGTATCCCGTACTGTGCCAACTATCTAAAAAGTTCCTCACATTGTCTTTTAAGCTTTTAAAAGTATTTATCAAAGAGAGTTTAAAGTTTGTTTCGCTCTCTTGTAGTTTAGCATTAAGAGATAACATATACTCTTTGTATTTGCTTTCATCATTAAATTGTGCTAGTGTGGCGTCTTTTAATGCTTTTGCAGCATTGGTGGCAGATTCCAAAGCATTGCCTAAATCTTCCCATTCTTTTAGTGTTTGAGGTGTAAGATTTTGTTTAAAAGCTTTGTCAAATCTATCAGCAAATTCGCTAACTGTAATACCTATAACACCTAAATTTTCTTCTAGTATTTTAAGGTCTTTGTTTAGATAATCTGCTCTGTATTTCAAAGCTCCTGCTGTATCTCCGCTATTTACAAGTGAATACTCTGCGAATTTTCTTTTATCTGTAATAAATTGACTGATTTGAGAGTAAAAAGCTTCATAAACTTTTTTATCAATGCTCTTTGCGTAATCTACCCATACTTGATAAATCTTGCTATCGTTTCCTGTGGCATCTATAAAAGCTTTAGTAACTCCTCCACTTAAAAAATCGTCAATACTATCAAATCTACCGCCTTTTACAGTGAGTTTCTTTACTATATCCATCTCTTGCAAAAGGTAGTCATAAGAGCTTATAACGGACTCTATGCCTCTCTTTTCAGATTCTGTAAATGCTTCGTCTTGCTCTTTAGACCATTTCTTAGTATGAAACCAACTCTTCTTTTTGTAAAAAGTCTTTAAAAAGTCTTGCCCACTTACACTATTGGCGGTAGCATCTCCAAAGATGTCTATACCTTTTTGTTGCCCTGTAACTTTTGTTTTTCCAAAAAGTCCACCTAAAAGACTTCCTACGAGACCACCGAGTAATGTACCAACACCCGGTATAGCACTACCTATAGCCGCTCCCAAAGCTCCACCTACACCAGCGTGAGTATCTGCTCCAAGTATCATATCACCGATGCTTCCTATACCAAAACCAGCTAAACCAGCGGTAGCTAAACCACCTGCAGTAGATGCAAGACTTCCGGTTAAAGCACTTCCGCCTCCAAGAACATTAGCACCACCAGCAACAAAACTACTAGCACCTGTGTAGCCTGCACCGTAAAGCTGTCCCGCTATTTGCCCCATATATGCACTAGGTGCTAAAAGCATCGCGCTAGGGTTTGCTATGGCACTAAAAGCTGTTTTGACACCACTTATAGTACCTAATACATTTGAAGGTAATGCTGATTTTCCTTGTAATACTTTGCCGTCCGCTCCTACTTTTACGGCTGTTCCTTTGACATTTCCGCTCCAAGTGCCATCTTTTCCTAGAGACAACCCAAGGTCTTTTAGCTGTTTTGCCATAGTTGATTTTTGCGTGCTAAACAGAGATGCTACTGAATTTGTCAAATAATTGCTCGTTCCTTTTATTAGAGGATTAAAAGCAGTTTTTGCAACATTGCTAAACATCCCAAATTTAGAGTATAGACTGTCAAGCGATTGATTTATCTTATCAAAAAAGGAGTTATTAGCACTCTCGTAAAGTGATGAAACAAAATCATCCCAAACGGTAGTTGTTTTTTTAGTCTCTTTTTTAAATTTATCAAAGAACTCTTTTTTGTAAATTGAAACTAATCCTTCTAACTCTTTTGGAAGCAGATGTTTATAATTTTCTCGTATCTGTTTCTCTTTAATCGCCCAAGCTTTAGCATAGTCGCCTATTGTTTTATAGTATGTCAAATACTCGCTTGATTGTTTTTTTAAATTTTCTTCGATTTGCTTTATGTCAGCAAGCGGATTAGCGTATGATCTTGTCTCTTCATAAAATCCGACTATTGCTTTTGTTGTTTTTTGTAAATTTTCTTTGATTATCTCAGTAGAGCTCTTTACTTTTTTATTAGTTTTAGTAGTTTCGTTTCCAATTTCTATCATTGAAGATTTAAAATTTTTCATAAACTCACCAGCAGTAATTCTGCCGGTACTCATACCTTTTGACAAATCTTTGATTGTCTGTTTTGTTTTTTCTATCTTTTTGTTTACAACATCTATATCTCGTAGAGGAATTAAATCTATCTTTTCCCCTCTTATTGAAGATGGGAGTGAGTTGTATAGACTTATCGCTTTATTTCCTATTTGATTTGCTTCATTAAAGGCACTCACAATTCCTTTAACAAAATACAAAAAGCCTAACTTTGCAGTATCTAATACACTTTCAATTCCACTTACCGCATCTTTTATAAAACCAAAGCTATAAACTACATTACCTATGGCAGTTACTGCAATAGACTCATAGTTCTTCATCTTGTCTTTGGCAGAAGTGCCGAAGATATCATCTATCATCTTTAGTCCAGCCCTACTTGCGGCATCCATAGGTTTTATAAGTCCAAAAGATATAGACCTCTCCATACCTTTTACTCTAGCACCTATTCTATCCATGGTATCGTGATAATCAGCTGCCATTTGATATGTGCTTTGAGAGACTACAAGTCCTATTCTTTGTGCTTCATCGCCGAATTTTTTTAAGTCACTTGCTGTAATTCTCAATATACTACTTGCACTTTTAGAAAAAATATCCTGTGCAATAGCAGTTTTTCTGAATCCATCTGGCATTTTTTCAAGGCGTTTTAAAATCTCTTTGAAAGCGATGTCTGTGCTAGTAAAATGCTCTCTTGCATAGCCAGCACTTATACCAAGCTCTCGCATAGCTTTTTTAGCAGCACCTCCGCCATCTCTTTCAAAATTATTTAATCGTCGCACCATTGCAGATAATCCAGCGTTTAGCTCCCCTGTGCTAACCGCTGAAAATTTAGCAGCATATTGGTATTTAGATAATGCAGTTACTGAAATTCCGAGTTTTTGAGCTAATTTACCTGTTGCATCTGCGGCATCAATAGAGTCGTCTATCATACTTTTAAATGCTTTGACTCCCTTGATGCCAGCATAAGCAGTCGCCATAGATATAATCGCTTTTTTTATATTGTTTATGGATTTTTTAACTGACCTCTCAGCTCTGTCCATCCCATTAACAAGCTTGGCAGTATCTGCTTTTACATCTATGATGACTGTTCCGACTTTGTAACTCATTTTCCATCTCCAAATGCACTTATAAGCAGATTGGCTATATCTGATTGTTTCATCTCATCATTCGCTAAAGATGCTTTTTTAAAATCTTCATCACTCATCGCCGTAAATCTGCCTACTCCCATAATTATATGAGTATAATGTTTTCTCGACAAACCACTCCATTTCAAATTATCTTTTACACTCATATACTTATACCCCATAGCTCCGTTAAATCCATACTCAAACTCACACCGGCTTGATGCCTGTGCAAGAGCTACTTCAAATGGCTGTAACTCTTTGCACCTAGCCCTCTTTTTTAGGCAGTTGGCTACTCTCCAAATTGCTTTTTTTCAAACTCTGCTTTTTTAAAATCCAACGCTTTTAGGATTGTGATGTAGCCTTTTATCTCTGCATAATCCCTAAGCTTTTCTTTATCAGAGCCATTTACTAGCAAATTAAATCTTTTTTTTGCCATCTTTTCTTCAAAGCTGTCTCCACCGAGGAGTTCTAGCTCTTCATCTAACTCTTCGGATGTCTCATAAATTCGTTCTCTCTCTTCGATAAATCCTAAAGCCTTATCAAACTGGTCTGCTTTTTCACAAAGGTCTATCTTTTTATTCAGAGTCATCTCTTTTTTGCTTAATTTGTTTGCTTTTTTAAAGAGTTGCTTGAATTTTGCAATTATTTTTTCTAGCTCTCTTTTCTCTTTAACAGTATAATCTCTGTAAAATATTTCTAGTTTTTCTTTTGTCTCTCCCCCCTCTTGAATTTCAAGAGGGATTTTTACATCAAGAGTTAACTTCATATTATGCCGCCGCCGTTACAGTAGGCTTAGTTGTTTGCTCTAAACTTACTACAGATTTTGGGAAACCATTTTTTTCTAATCCTGCAACCTTATAACTTGGTACTATCGCAGTAAAAGTAAACTGTGTGCCATTTGTGCCGCCGCTATTTGGAAGTTCAATTCTTACCTCTATAGGTGTAGTTGTACTTGCATCAAAAGCCGCTTTTATCACTCCATTGCCCTCTGGTTCTGTTGGGTCATAAACATAACTCAAATCCAAAGCTCCAAGTTTCAGTGTGCCTAGAACTTTCTCTATGTTTTCATTATCGAGGCTATCGATAGTGATCACTTCTCTACTTCCAAAGTCTATATCCCCAAGAGTTTGTATATCCCCTGCGAGTTTCCAATTAGTACCGCCATCATCGCTAACGCTTAGTGTTGTATTTTGTGATTGAATTGCCATTTTTTATCTCCTAATTTTAAAATCTAATAACTCTCTGTAAAGTTCTATATCATCTTCATATAAATCTTGAACTGATATATCACAACCTCTTAACTCAACTATTTTTTCTATAACTTCATCTTTTAAACCCTTAACCTCGCTATAACTTTTAGCAAAAATATCAACTTGAAATCTTATAGAGTTCATAAACACATTTCCATACAGACTCTGCTCGTTTATATCTGCAATAACCATATAAGTGATAGCTGGATAACTTGCATCTTGTGGCATTTTGATTGGATACACTCTATCGCACACATTTTTTAATGTGGCAAACAAATCTTTTTCAATCATAATTTTGCCAACTCCTTATCAACTCGTTTTTTCATATATTCTCTAACAAAATTTATTGACTCTTCGCCCTTTTTCTCAAAGGCTGGACGCATGAAAGGATGCGGTCTTATCCCTAATCCTTTTGCAACTATTTTTCTTCTTCTTTTGCCAAGTTTTCCAGTTCTCTGTTTTTTCATAGGATGGTCAAGTTTTGCATAAGTTCCAAACTCAACAAAGTGAGCATACCATCCACCTTTTTTGACTCTTGGTGTAATTGAAAAGTGAATAATGTTCTTATTTTTACTTTTTCGCTTTACCGCTCCAATGCTTTTTTTCAGTGTTCCTGTATTTGTTGGAACTAATGCCTTCGCCTCCTTTGCAATTGGCTTAGTGCCTGCACGAACTGCACCGACAACTACATTCTTTTGAATACGCTCAGGTAGTTTTTTTAGTTTTTTTAGTATCTCTTCCATACCTATAACTTCACTCATCACGCAACCTCTGTGCAAATCAATTGTAAAGTTTTGTTTGCTTCACGGATATTTAAAACACTCTCTATATTAAACTTACGGGTACCGTACATTACCCGCATTTTCGGCTTTACCCCATCTATATATCGTATTTCAATTTTATGAGATACTTCTGCTTGTACTCCTGCCTTATAATACTCTTTAGCACTCAAAGGAGTGATAGAGGCATAGGCTGTTTTAAAATTTTCCCAACCTTTTACAACCTCGCCAAAATCATTCTGTGTTTCAGAATATGTTTGAATGACTATCTTGTGTTTTAGACTTCCTGCTCTCATACTGTTCTCACTCTGTATGGAGTTAGTAGATTTTCTATGAATTTATTTCCAAAATCAGAGATTGAAGCACCTATAACATATTGCTCTCTATTCTCAAACAATGTTGAAATTTTTACTTTAATGTATTGTTTCACTGCTTCTGGCACTGTTTCATACCCAGCGGTAAAAGTAATTTTTACGGCTTTTTTGTGATCTTGTAAAGAGGGGAAAGTCGAACTTATTAGTTCTATGTATTTTATGTATGAAATACCGTTGTTTTCATACACATAATAATTGACGGAGTTAAGAGTCTGATAATTTCCACTTTCATCCAAATACTCAATTTTATCAACTGTCTGTATAGGGTTTTTTGGTAGCTTTGAAACAAAATCATCTGTATAAAGTTCAAAAGTAGCACTCTCTAACTGTCTGTTTGTTACATTTTCTACATGCTCACGCACTGCAACAATTAAAGATGATATAAGAGCGTCACTATCATTATCTAAGACTCTTAAAAAATCTTTAGCTTCTGATAACGATATAGGCTCTTGTGTTGGCACTACTGTTTGGACTAACTGCACTATTTACCCCTTGCTTTTTTTATAACCGTTGCATCTCTCTTGATAAGCTCTTCAACTGCATTAAAGATTTCATCTTCACTTAACACCTCACCGTTGAGTTCCGCTTCTTTAAGCACCGCTTCTTCGTATAGTTTGTTTAGTTCGTTTTGAATTTTGCTCTTTTCTAAAATAGCCTTTGATTTTGCTTCATCTTCAAGCTTTTTGGCTTTTATACCATCAACTTTTTTTAGAAATACATCTAACTCTTTTTTGGTTTTAGGCTCTGCAATGCCTTTTTTGATAAAGGCTACAGCTTGTATATCTGTAACCTCTATCTCTTGTCCGACTTCATGAACACCACTAGCACCGCTAAGGTGCTGTTTTAAGATAAGTTTCATCATTTATCCCTAAGACGCTGCGTTTTGACCTGCGTTAAATGCTTCACCAACAGTTGCTTTTCCATCGACACGAACAGTTACTTGAAAGCCAACCATTCCAGTACCAGCGTATAGCTCGTTAAGTCTTTGGATAGTCATTGCCCCTCTATCTGCGATTTGATAGTAAGAGAAGTCACCAAGAACGATGAACTTATTACCCGCTCCTAAATCTGCCATTGAATTATCAACAACTACAGGACGACCTTTGATAGTAGGGTTTGTTCCATCCGCAAGAGTTGAAAGGATGTAATTCCCGTTTCCATCTTTTAGCTTATCAATTGCTTTAAAAGTTCTATCATTCATTCTCCAAGTCGAAGTAGCTCTATACTCTTCTTTTAAATCGTAGAAGATGTCAATGATTTCATCTGCTGTAACTGCATCTGTTGCCGCTGTTGTAGAACTTGCTCCAACTGTAGCACTAACTGTATAACCGGTAGGCTTTTTAACACCATCACCGATTGCAAATGCTGGAGACTCTGCTTTATCTACACCTCTAGCGATTTGACCAGCCATATATGCTTCGAAGTTAATAGCCGTATCTGCTAACAACTCACGAGAAACTTTGATAATCCCACCAAGCTTCCAAGCACCAAGCTGAACATTTCCAAATGTAGATTTTGTTTGACCATATGTACCCTCTTCATCAATCCAATTAAAAGTTGGTGCGTCGCCCTCAGTTGGAATGTTTGTTGTAGAGGTTGTACCTAGTACGCTAGATATTGAACGAGTACGACCTAAAGCGTTTAGTTTTTGGATAACAGTATTTTGATAAGTTTCTGGCACTGTGTAACCACCATCAGCGTCAACACCCTCAGTCATTGAAGCAACTGCATCATTTAAGTTTGCACCTGCAAGATAGTTATCAAATGCTTGTCTGTACTCTGCGTTTGCTTCAACCGCTCCATGAGTAGCAGATGGAATAACATCATCTACATCCGATTCAAGCTTTGCCTCAGTCTTTGCAATTTCTACATCACGGTTAAGCTTTGTAAATTCTGCATGTAGTGCATCATAACTCGCTTGTACTGTTTCATCCATAGTTGGGTTGGCATCATTAAGGGCTTTCATTTCACCCAACTTTGCAGCTCTTGCTGCGATTAATTCTTGTAAATTCATAAATTTACTCCTTGTTCTAAGATAAAAAGCTCTCTGTCTCTTTTTTGTTGAGCGGATAAATCCACCACCTTTGGTTGTTTGACTTCTTCTTTTGGTAAAAGTTTCGCAACTGCCTCCATTTCAAGAGTTTCATTTTTAATTATTGCATTATTGCAAGCTTTTAAACTCTCGATAGTCAAAGAATATGCAGATGCCTTGTCTGTTTGTGATTCGACTGTAATAATGTCATCCACAAAACCAGCATCTAGCATTTCAGAACCATAATAAAATGACTCACTTTCCATAAGACTTATAACTTTATCTTTTTTCATATTTGTCTTAGCTACATAAGCATTTGCAATAATTGAAGACAATCCCTCGCTAATATTTGCACCCTTTCGCAAATCAATATAATTTCCGTTAATAGGCAAAGATGCAAGATGTATCATATAGACACTATTTGAGTGAGCTGTTACTTTATCCCCTGCAAGTGCAATATAAGAAGCTATACTTGCCGCTACTGCTCCGATTTCTATAGTTACAGTGCCTTTGTTGTACTCTTTAAGTGCATTAAATATTGAAATTCCACCAATCACACTTCCACCAACTGAATTTAATTTTACTTTTAAATCTTTCGTTGCATTAGAAATTTGATAAACAATCTCTTGTGGGTCGGCTTCCCACATACCTATCTGCCCATCAATTATTATTTCATCCATTTTGACCTACTTTGTTTTGATTTTCATTTACTGTTTTAAGCGTCGCTAAATTTAACTGCACATAAGTTTCATCCCCAGCTTCAAGTTGGTTTTCGTCTTCATAAGCTCTTATCTCATTTGGAGTTATCGAGCCGATATTAAATCGTGTTTGGTAGTATGATGCTCTTGTCGCCGTATCAACTCTTAGCATTGCATTAAATTTGAATTTAAAAACTGTAAAGCGTTTTTCATCTTGTGAAAGAAGTGAGCGTCTAAACTGTTCTTCTATGATTGTGGTAAGTGGTAAAATTGTACCGCTGTAGAACTCTAAATATTTTTGTTCTAAATTTCCATAAGCCGTATTAGCAGCATCATTTAGCATCGCAACAGGTACGCCAAAGATTGCGGCAACTTCTTCGCGGTTAAATTTTCTACTTGCCAACCATTCCGCATCACTATTTTTGATTGATAAAGGCTTGAACTGAAGACCACCCTCTAAAAGAAGTGGAGTTCCTGCGTTTTGAAGCCCTGCGTATTTTTCCTGTAAATCTTCTTTTAATCGTTCGTACGCCTCGTCGCTTAACTCTCCGTCCATTTCAAATGCCCCAGAGGGTGCAGTGGCATTTTTGAATATATCGTTTCCATATTGCCCTGCATTTTTAGCAAATTTTAAAGCCTCTTTTGCATACTCAATACGAGATAAGCCTTTAAGCCCTTGCGCGTCTGGTATGTCGTATATGTGTAAAATTTTGCTTGAATGAATTACTTTGCCATTGTATGTGTATATCTTTTTACCATTTTTTGAAAGTGATACTTCCATACTGTCTGCAACGAGTGGATAGAGTGATATAACTTCGCCTAACCCGTTTCTTATTATTTGTGTGTAATGATTGCCTCTTAAATCTAAATCTTGGCTAATCATCTTTTTATACATAGAGGCTGTGAGTTCTGGGTTTGGTTGGTATCTTAGAAGTTCGTATAATTTTGAGGAGTAATAATCCTCTTTGCCTTTTTTAGTGCGGATATAAGTTTTGAAAGGGATAACTGCGAGTGCATTCGCTTTGATATTTACGCAACTAGCAACGATTGCTATCTTTTGTGCATTGTTAGCAGTTATTGAAGCATCAGCCCTGCCAAAGAACGCTTTTATAGCCTCTTTATCAGTAGTGCTGACTTCTGCTTTCGCTTTTGAAAAAGGATTAAGTTTATTTAAAAAATTTCTCATAATGAAACTATATCACTATTAGAAAAAATGGTTAATTTTGTTTACTTTTATAAACATTGAAGAGAAAATCATCAATATTTAAGCCATTTTTTCTACAAAATATAATTATCTTTACAATTGGAGGCTTATTTTTCATAATATTTATTCTCAGTGTGGAATATGAAATATCAAGCGCATCTGCAACATGATAGTCATATACAAAGCCGTCAGTATCTTTGCTTATTACATCCTTTATTCGTTCTATCATCTCTCTTGCTTCTACAAATACACTCATAAGTCTCTGATACCTCTTTTTTCATACACACTTGTACTCTCTTCTGTTTTACTTGATATAAGGTATGCCAAGACATTTATAAAAGCAGCTGGACCGTCTATCTTTGCGTTTGGTCTTGATTTGTTTGGCTTAATGTTTCCGCTTGCATCCGTGAGGATAGAAAGATTGCTTATCATCCAGTTAAAAACAGGATTGTTTGGATGGATGATTTTTTTATCCCTTACCAAGTCGAGGAAATATTTTGTAGGAGACGAGAGTGTCAGATAACCTTGTCTGATAGGGATACAATTTTCAAAACCAAACTCTTTTTCCAATTTATTTACAATCACACCAGCTTTGTATGGATCATAACAAAAAGCTTCACATGTAGATAGATTTTTTTCTATATCTGCACATATAAAATCGTAATCTATGCTATCTCCATTGGTTGCGGTTATATATCCGTCTCGCACCCATGCGGACAATGGCACTCTCAACTCTCTCTCTCGCTCATATATGCGGTTTTTGGGAATATAAAACTTTGGATTTAGATATATATATCCGTTTTTTTCATATACAAAAACGCTAGAGCTAAAATCATCTGTGATAGAGAGATCCTCACCTATGATATTTGTTTCAAACGGTATCATCTCTCCTGCACAATCCATCCATTTATCGTAAGGTAGATATGATTGCGCAGCATTTGTCCAACGATTAAGTCGCTTCACTAAAAAATTATTTAACTTTTCTGGTCGCTCTTTTGCCTCTTTTGCTGCCTGAGCAAACTCATCAGGGCTGATGCTTATACCGTAGTTTGGATTTGCATCTCTCCATGCGTTTTCTTTAAAAGGATCGTCTTTTGTATTTGATTCTGCGATAAAAGCGAAAAAATTATCATCTTCTATCACTCCCTCCAATATCTGTTTAGCATATACATACAGACTGTAAGCCGGTGATTCTATATAAAATCCTGCTGTTGTGATAGATATCATCAGCGGTTGTTTTCTCGCCCCTTGCGAACTCTTGACAACATCCCATAGTCTGTCATCAGGATGTGCGTGATGTTCGTCTGCTACGCCGACAGTTATATTTAAACCGTCTTCACTCTCACTATCTCGCCCCAAAGTGGAAAATGTAGTATCATTTTTGGTAAAAGTAAGCTTAGAGTATGCCTCTTTTACATACTCTTTTAACTCCTTATTGGAAGTCAGCATCTTCTCTGTACCGTCCCATGCAAGTTTGGCTTGTGCTCTTTTTGTAGCAAAATATATAACCTCACCGCCCTGCTCTCCCCGAACGATACTATCTGCGATGCTAAGCCCACTAGCTAAGATCGTCTTTCCATTTTTTCTAGGTAAAAACAAGAACACCGTGTTAAATCTCCTCACCCACTCCCCCTTGGAGTTTAACTTTTCCCACCCAAAAGCTATCATGATGACTTTCTTTTGCCAATCTTCTAGTTTTATATATGTGCCTGCCCACTCACCTTTATAGTGTTTAAGTTGTTCGATGATAGCTATATATGCAAAACCTAGTTTTTTATTAAATCTAAGATTTGATTTTTCACCTCGCTCAACATCAGCTAAATCTCTTTTGTGTCTAGCAAATGTTTTTTCGTAGTATGGTTTAGACATCTATATCCTCAATTTGCTGATTTATATCCGCAACAAAATCAAAGATACTAGGCTCATTTTCTCTCTGTTTACTACCTAGTTTTAGGTTTAGGTTTTTTCTACTTATCATCGACAACCCCAACTGATTTGCATAAGTGAGCAATGTCTTTTGTGTCATCTGCAGTGCGTTAAACTTTGGATTAAGATAAGTCGCCAAAGTTTTAGGAGACCTGGACACAACATTTTCACTGCTTAACTCTTTTTCCAACTCCAAATATCTCTCATACGCTTTAGCATACACAACTATCAAAGGCTCATCAACTTGACTATAATGTTTGCCTAACTCTTTTTTTATTTCCTCTATTTTTCGAAGTGCGGTTTTACCTAGAATTTCCACATGTTCCTTTTTTTCCATACTATTGGTGGAACTTTTAGTAGCAGGCACATATCTCTTAAATTCCCCACTTTTGATTTTTTTGTTGATGGAAGTATGACTCACTCCAAACTCTTTCGCTATGGAACGAATAGAGGCAGAACTTCCCTCTACTCTTACTTTTATGTCGTCCCAACTAATCATTAACCCTACCCCCTCGTGTAGGAGTTTGTAAAAATTTGGGAGTAGTGTCGGTGAATGAAGATGTAGGATGTGAGAATTTTACCGTACCCTCCCTCCCTTGTTTCTGTGTATTGGTTTTTATATTATGACAAGAAGTGCAAAGACTTTGTAAATTATTTAGCGATAGTTTAGCTCCACCATCTCTAATCTCAACTTTGTGATCCACTATGTTTGCTGGGCGACCGCACATCTTGCACAAAGGAAACTTAGAGAGTTGCAATCCTCTTACTCTTCTCCATTCTCGGCTGTGATAAAATTTGTCGCTCTCTTTGTTTCGGTAGCTCTTGTCATACTCTCTGGTTTTTGTCTGTTTGCACTTTGGACAACCTGTTTTTTCATACTTCTCTTTGGTATATAGTCCGTGGATAGGACATATTCTTTTTACAATCATTACGCTACTCTCATCTTTTTAGTTATGGCTATCTCTCCTAGGGCTAGCATCTTGGTGAACCTCTCTTTGTCTATCGTGTATTTGATATTGTCATCGGTGATTACAGTGCCGTTTTCCTGGTCGTAGTATCCTACTATCAGTTTGCCATCTTTTTTTATTTTTATTTGTGGATTTAGATAATTTAAATATGCTTGTTGCTTCATAAAGTTTGTGAGATTGTATGTCTTGCCGTTTGTCTTCGGATCGTTTGCATGTAGCATATAAGCATAAGCCATATCACTATGCGATATATGTTGATGATTTGCCATATACTCTTGATATGCTAACTCTTTATTTCCAGTATATTTAGATGAGTATCTGCATCTAAAGTACATATCTTCAAAATCTTTGTCAAACTGTTGAAATGCTGTATTATTATTTATATTAAATACTTCGTTCGGTTGGTGTTCGGTGCTGTTTATCATTTGCCCTAAACTATGGGCTTGGTGGGTGTTCGTTTTGTTCGGTTGGTGTTCGGTTGGATTTTGCGCGTAGTTGTAGTGTTGTCTATTTTTTATGGTCCAATGCGATAAAAATATATCTATCTCTTTGTTAAATTCATTTATCCAGCTGTGTGCTGTTGAGGAGCTTGTTCCCCAGGAAGTAGCATAAAACCTTATGCTGTTGTGGTCGCCGTGTTCCATATCATCCCAATACTCCATAAAGGTACGAGCTTTTTTTCTACCTCTCACACCTCTTTCTGTTTTTAACTGCTGTATATAGTCTGTTGGATATGTTCTGTAATTCATCCTACTCAAATCACACCTCCAACTTGGACGGTTTCGCCCTCATATTCGTACACTTGTACCGAAACATCTGTGAAGCATGTGTGTGGTCCGTCAAAGAAGCATTTGGCACATCCACTTTTCCCGTCTCTGTTTTTTAAGATTAAGATTTCGGCTGGGTTTATGGGTTGCTCGGCGGTGCTTGGGTCGTTTCTGTTGTAGTAGCTCTCTCTGTGAAGTGCTAGAACTATCTCTGCATCCTCTTCCACTGCTCCGCTCTCTCTGATGTTGCTTAAAAGCGGGCGTTTGTTTTGCTGTCCCTCGTTCGCTCTGTTTAGTTGAGAGAGAAGAAAAACTACTACGCCATACTCTTTTGCTGTTTTTTTGATAAGTTTGGTTATCTCGCTTATCTCTTGTGGGATATTTTTGCCATCTTTTTTAATATATCGTAGATGGTCGATGATCCAATACTTTACATGTGGATTTTTTCTAAAGATTATGCTCGCTTTTGCTACAAGCTGATGTATGCTGATGTAGCTTTGGTCGTGGATGATGATGTTTTTGCTGTATCTTAGTTCATCCAAAGAGCGTTTAAATCTATCTGGATTTCGCATCAAACCTCTTTTGATGTCGCTCAAACTCTCGTCTGCTCTTTGGGCGTGGAGTCGTCTCAATATTTGCGTAGCGCTCATCTCAAGAGAGTCAAAAAGAACTCCATCACCATTTTTGTCTGCATAGTTTGTGATGGTCGTCGCAAAGCTGGTCTTGCCCATACTTGGTCTTGCGGCAACTACTACCAAATCACCAGGGCTAAAAGCACCGATGATGCCGTCGAGAGCTCTTATACCACTTTTATAGCCGATATAGTCCTTATGTTTATAAGCCTCTTGGAACTCTTTTTCAAACTCTTCTACTATCTCTTTTATATCTTTAGACTTTTTGGAGAGGGATTTATCGGCTATCTCGTTTAGGGATTTGCTTATGAAGCCTAATATATCGTACACCGCCTCGGACTCTCCTAGCTTGTTCTTGACTTCGCTCATCATCTCAACAGTTTCTCGCCTCTGGCTTTTGTCTCTTAGCTCTTCTATGTATCCGTCCAGACTTGGGAGTGGATTTGTAGAGGTTATCTCCAGCATCGCCGTTTCATCCCAACGGTTTTGCTTTTGTAGCTCCATAGCGATAAACTCTTCGTCTATCGGTTTTTCTGCTCTCTCTAACTCTATCATCACTTCATACATGTAGCGATGTGCTGGTAGATAAAAGTCCTCTGGAGCGAGTTTTGCCATAGAGAGTATAAATATCTCTGGATTAAACAAAAAACTAGATAGTACCGCTCTCTCTATATTTATGTTGTGCAGGTTATTCATCGCACACTTCTTGAAAAATGTACTCTGTTTTTTTCTAGCTTTTCAGGCGGTATGAGATACTTGCAGTAGCTTTTGCCCTCAACCGGCACGGAGATGACATCGAAACCCTGCTCTATGAGTTCAGGTACTCGACTTCGCAAGTTATTGCTGACAAATCGCTGGCAGGCTTCCGCAGCACTCAAAGGTCCATCGTTCAAAAGGTGTCTTACTATCCTAAAAGATTCACTGTCTCTTTTTATCATCTTACTGCCTCCTTTAGTCGTTTTCTTAGGTACATGATAAGAGTGATCTTATCTCCTGTACTCTTAGCTGAATTTTTTACCGCCTCGATGAGTTGCAAAATCTCTTTAACCGAGGACTTCATCTAGTTTGTCTTCTATGGCTCGAAGTTTTTTTCGCATATCGACTGCTATGTGTTTTATTCTCTTCGCCTCTTTTTCATCTATTACACCGTCTTCTAAATCATAAATTACTTCATCAGCGAGGAGTCCGAGCATACCTTGTACTTCTAAAACACCTATTTGCATAGATTCTTCTACTGGTGTAGCTTCATCTGCTTTTGGAGCTGATTTTATAAAAAAGCCAAATTTGCCCACTATGGCATCGAGGATATTTTTTTGCTCCTCTTTATCCATTTCATTTAACATAATGAGTAATTCATCTAATTTGATAAATTTTGTAGTTTCGTTTGAGGAGAGTCTTTTATAGAGCTGTATGTTTTTGCTTTTCCCACACAGTCCTAAAACTTCCGCCATATAGCTGACACCGTTGATGTCGTTTTTCTTGCCAAATATAGTTATGTTCTCTTTGATGATGTCGTAGAGAAACGGATCCTTATAAATATTGTGCATATCCAACCCTTTGTGATACTTCAAGACAACCTGCAAAAAGGGTTGAAAAATTTGCAGGCTGACTTGAAGTATCAAAAATTTACAAATGTTTCCATTCGCATTTTGGAATTATATATTAATCTATATATATTGTCAATAGTTTTTAATATATAAACTTTATTTTATCTTTAAAATAACTGCCATTTATATTTTGTTTAATAAATATTAAAGTAAAATAAAAAGAAAAGGGGTTGAAAATATGGAGAGTGATATAGAGCGTTCAAGACATGTCATAGAGTACATCGTAAAGCACATACATCTTCAAAGTGCATTTTATATAACAGCGATGATTTCCGTAGCTATCGTCGCACTACAATTTAGATATATCACAAAATGGAATAAAAAACAGTTAACAATCAAAATGCTATATGAGTTAAAGGATAGTCTAAAGATTCATTTTGATTTTTTGCATAAAACCTTTAAATATAGAGATTTGACCGAACCTATAAGCTGTGATACTATACATAATGCAATGGGTGGGTTTTTAGAAGATGAAGCAAAGACAGAGGGAGATTGTAAAGTAAGTGAAGTAGTAAATATCTCAGGTAAAAAATTTGTTTATCACGATGATGGTAAAAATATAAAACTTAAACTGGGTAATTTTTTAAATGATCTTGAAGCTTTTGCAACAGGAGTAAATGATAAAACTTTCGACGAGAAACAATCAAAAAGATTGATGAGAGGCATAATCGTAAGAGCTTATAAGTATTTCAAACCATATATCATACATCTAAGAGATGATCACAAAGAAGTTAGTCAACTTGCTTATAGAGAGTTATTTATATTGGGTGAAAAATGGAGTGAATAGATTATACTTAAGCTTTAATTTAGTTAGATTAGCTTAAAATATGGAAGATGGATACATAAAAAAGGGGTTGAATGATGTACTTATACATAGACAGTAAAAACTTAGACAGGATAGTTGAAGAGTGGCCGTCGTGCTAACCCACTAAACTGTAAAAACCCTCAGGCTGGTTAAAATCGGTCTGAGGGTTTTTGTTTTAAAACTCCAAAAATATAAAAGATATATACAACTATAGAGAAAAAATCATAAAAAGTTTAGAGATATTTGAAGTAGATTAGCTTAAAACTTAAATATAGATTAAAGTAAATGAAAAATAAAGCATTTTTATGGTATTATATTATCCATATGAAAACATGGATATAAGAAAAATAGGAAAGGAAAACTCGAAATGTGTAATAAAATAGAAGCGAAAACAGTAAGAAAAATTAACTATTTTATAAATGGTTTTAAAAATGCTTTCGTTCCTAATTATGATGATTTTTTAGTTGAAGCACCGGGACACTATCTCAAAAGTGTCAGCAAAAAGAGAAAAAAGAAACTAAGTACCTATGAAAAAAACAGAAATAGACAAAAAAGTACAGCAGATAAAAGAATCACAGCCTAAATATAAGCCTAATACTGCGATACAAAACAACTACTATCACTATGAGATAAATATATCACCCAAAGAATTAAGTACGCTCGCACAAAAAGATCCCAAATCTGCCCAAATGTTTTTAGAGTTGCAAAAAAGCCAACTAGAACACGCAAAAGAGGTAGATCGAAGGATACTAACACTAGAAGAAAAAGAGCAGGACATGAGACACAAAGAACTGCCATATGCAAGGAGGCTGTATGCAAGAGGTCAGATTTTTGCTTTTGTAACTATTTTGCTAGGCTTTTTATCTGCAGTTGGATTTGGATACTTAAAAATGGAAAAAGCAGCTATCGTCAGTATCGCCATAGCAGGCGGCACGGTTGTTGCACAGTTTCTAGGGAACAGCAAACCAAAAACAGAAGAAGAGTAGTCTCTTCTGTAAAAAAATCACCCATAATACTTATACTATACTCCTCGATACCTTGCCAAATATCCTAAAAGTGCTTTGGTCATCCAAGGATGTGGTGTAGCTTTCGTAATCTTTGTTTGTGCTTATGATGCGTAAATGTCCATTTTCATTTATCTGTAGGAGTTTTACCATGAGGGTGTTTCTGAAGTTTAGCACATAGAGCCCCTCTCCTATATACTCTTTGATACTGCTGTCAAAAACTACCCAGCTGTCCGGAAAGAGCAGAGGGATCATACTGTAGCCGTCCACCTGCATGGCAAAAAGAGCTGTTGGAGGTGTGGTTTTGAAGACGGCTAAGTCTAAAATCAACTCGCCCACTTTTTCCACACTGTCTATCGACTCTACATTTACACCGCCACCTGCTCCAACTCTTGGAGATAATTTTGTGACTGATATAGTATTTTTACTATTTACAGGTGTATAAATTAAATCTTTTATTTTAAATCTTACCTTATCATTGAAACCATTACTATACCAGTTATTCGCTGTTCCCTCTGAATATTTAAGAATTTTAGCCAGTTCTTTAAGGCTACTAATATTTAGTATTTTTTTAGCATCTTCAAATAACAATTTATCTTCTTTTGTCATTTTTTTCATTTTTCCACCTTAAAACTATTAAAAACTATTGACAATCTATATAAAATACTATATACTTTCATCATATTTGCATTATCATAATACAAATATAATGAAAGTATATTACAAAATGCCTTAAATATGAAAGGAAGATGTCTTGAAATTTAGCCAAAATGTCTCATTTTTGAAAAACATTGAGTTTGGATTGTGGGAAAAGAACAGAGATTTAGAGGATTTATGCAGTAGTTGCGATGCAAAGCTATCCAGCGTAAAGACCAGACTGTATATGATAAACCTATATAGAGAGCTATACACCCCACTAGACAAAAAGCTACACACCTACCTACTAAAAAACTGCAAAGGCTACAAAGAGTGGGCAAAGGAGATAAAGATAGGTGAGTTATCTAGTAAAGTCTAGTAGCCATTGAGTTAAGTTCTACATGTAAAGCTTAACTGAGTGTGAAAACTCAAAGTTTTTTAATTTACCCCTCGCTTTCCACGACCAAAGCGAGGCACTTTTGAAGTGATGTCACGATGAACAGAACCCAAGCTAGGGGATGGAAGCTTGAGGAGCTTTTTATACCTGCTTATAAAGTAGGCAGATATAAGGAGTTGATGATGGATTGGTGGTTAATCATATTTTTAGTGTTTATGACACTATGGCTGTTTGATGAGTAGAGGGAGCGTATGCCCCCCTCTAGCTACTTTTTGGTAGCAGGTTTTGGTTTTGGAACTTGCTCTTTGTCCTTTTGTTTAGATTTGGTATCCTCATAGACATCTCGCGTACTGTGTCCGCCCGTGTTGACGGTATTGATAGGCTTGTCACTCATCTAGCATCACCTCCTTTTTTAGTTAGATAGTATGAAAGCTAGGTATATGACATTTATAATGCTAAATATCGTAGCTATGTTTGTCAAATCACTTCTTCTGTTTTGGTTTTTTGTATTGCTATCTATGGCAGCTCTAGTGGAACTTAAAAAATCAAATAGAGCTTGTGATTTAGTCCATTTATCGTCTTTGTATTTTGACATTGCCCGCAAATCACTTAAGCCACCAAGCTGAATATCTCTAAAAAATGCCATAGCAACCAAGCAGATGACGATAGAGAATACAGCCAAGACAACAAACCCCATAATAGATTGATTCCAAGACGAGTGGTATAGCTGGGCTATTATGCCAAGCATCAAGAAGTTTACCCACAAGATAGTTTTGATAATCGATATTTGATTTGGCATCACCGTTCTTGTAAGGGCATCTAACACTCTGTTTTCAGATGCAAGATGAAGCTTAAGATTGTGTTCGTAGTTTTCTACTTCAGTGTTCATTTTCACTCCTTAAGTTTAGTTTGGAGTTGTTGTTTAGTTTTCGTCAAAACATTATACCACAACTCCACAGTGAACTTTTAAAGAGTTGATAAAAACCAATAAAAGGGGTTGATGGTGAAAAACATAGTCAAGTTCTTGCTACTTCTACTAGGAGCAGTAGCATACAGTAAAAAAGAGTTGCACCAAGCAGGTGTCAAGTTATGAATATAGATAGTTTAGAATTTAAAAGAGGAGGACAAAATGTCTGAAGAAGCAGTAGTTTTACCAAAACGGGTTGAAGCATTTGTAAATGCTTTTCAAGCACTAGGTGGGGGAGACCTATCTATACAAGCAGGAGATAAGCTCTCAAAAGCCATCAAGGCAACTATGATAGAGGGTAAAAAATCAACAGTTACCATCACTCTTGGCATATCGAGAACAAATGATGAGATGATTACGATAGACGGAGCGGTGAAAGCTACACTTCCAACTCCTAAAGTCACAGGTGCTTTCTTTGTGGATTGCCAAAACTACTTACCAAGTAGAAACAGACCTGACCAGCAGGTCTTAGACTTAAAATAGGATATACAATGTTTGAAAAATTGATAAAATTGGTACAGAGACCGTCCGAGCAACTAGATGGTAGAGTTTTAGTACATAAAGATTATGAGGTTAGAACAGATACAAACTACAAGCCGCCTCTGGCTAGAAATGTTATCGCTCAAACCATACTGGATAAGTATGATTTTATAGAGTTTGTAAACGAGTATAAAAACAAACAGACCAAGCTCTTCTACAATGAAGACCAAATCAAAGCGGTGTTTAACTATCCACTTGAAGACAAGGCTGACTATGGTGACTCTTACTGCACTATGGGGCTTAGATATACAGATGTTTTTAGCCGTTTTGTTTCAATGCTGGATAGAAAAATGAGCCAAAAAGAGTTCGTAATGATGTTAAAAACACTAGAGCCTTATATAGTAGGCTTTGACGGTAAAAAAATAGACAATATGAGCATAATAGAGATTGCCGAAAATCTACAAGCTACGAAAAACATAAACAGCATACAGAGAAACACACAACAAAAGTTTACACTTGATGTTGAAATCAGCACCGGGCATAGCGAGATGACAATACCTAGATACATATCGTTTGAGTTCCCTATCTTTAAAAATGATTTGCAACTTAAGACCAGATTTGAAGTTGAATTGTTTTTGAGTGGAAGCGATAGCGGATTTGAAGCGGTACTTGTATGCTACAAGTTGGACCAGCAAAAAGAAGAGGCGTTGAAAGAGCTAACCAACCAGGTACAAAACGGAATAGATGGAGTAGATAGCTTTATGAGCTAAATTAATATACAAAAAGAAACCAAATGAAAGTCAAGAATAAAGACAAGTTAAAAGCGATAGAGATGTTTATTAGTGAGCAGACAGATAAAACAATAAAGAGATTGATAAGTATCCCCGAAGAAATAGATACAGGCGAAGATGAAGTTGAAATAACGAATGTTCTATTATTAGCGATGAACTTACATTATTCGCTTCTAAGAGCTGTAAGTTAGCCCATTCATCAGACCTCTACATGTAGAGGTCGATTGAGTGTATTTATACTCAAAATTTATCGTCTCTCTTTGGAAGACGTACATGCAATAAAAGTCATGCACAACCTCCTTTTTTTAAATTTTTACAACGCAACAATCACAACACAAAATGTTGCATGTGCATCGTCCAAAGAGAGACTAAAAAGGGAGATACTATGGAGTATATAAGCAGAGACGGCAAGAGAAAAGTTACAGTTATAAAGATAGCGGATGGTTATGTTTATTTCAGGTTAAATGGCATAAATCAAGTCGTAAATGAAAAGAGATTTTTAGCAATTTATGAGGAAGTCAAAGATGACTAAAACAGAGTATCTATATGGTAGAAACTTTAGTGCTGATATGCTAAATCAACAGTTAAATATCTGCAACTATAAACTAGAGAGACTAAAGCTACTGTTAGATGAACTTTTGAGTGTCAGCATGTACGCTAGAGACGAAGCGAGGATAAGAAAGGTGCTAAGGGCAAGAGAATGGAACGAAAATTTAAAAACTGAATGTGAGGAGATGTTGAGATGAGAGACCATACAGAGTTGTATGAAGATATAAATAAATACGAACAAGAGTTGTGCGAAAGAGTGGTGGAGATATTGAACATAAAAGAGACATCCTTTTATGATTTACCTGCAAATGTAGGTAGGGCATCTTCGAGAGCTGCCCATCTCATAAAAAGGCTAAATCCAATGGTGAGAGCGATAGCCTCTCTTACTGCCAACGAAGCAAAAGTTCTTGAGTTTCTGCTGGAGGAGTATAAGTCAGTCCAAGGTGATACTCTACCGTAGTATTTCCATACTCATCGGCATATCTTGATACAGCGATAATCTTACCTTGATATTGCTGTATCAAGTCATTTACTAAAGATAGTTTGGTAAATGAGAGGACGAATTTTATATCTTGTAGCTCTTTTAGAGAGAGCAACTCGTTTTGTAGATTTGTCATTGATGAGCCTCCTGCGTTGTTTTTGCAGTGTATTATAGCACAAAGGAGGTTTTTCAATGAACAAAAAGGAGCAAAATAAATGATAAATAAATTAGAATTGATGGATATGGTAGAGGAAGAGCTAAGGCTGGATGCACAAACACTCATATCAAAACTTCCCCTTGTGCCGATAAAGTTTGAAATCATAAATGGCAGAAAAGTGTCCGTATATGAAAAAAATAAGGTGCTAAAAGCTCTAAAAAAAAGAAAATCAAGAGAGGGAAGCACCGCATTGAGAATTAAGATAGAGATGATCAAGGTATTAGGCAATGAGCAAAGATAAGTTGCTCTCTGAGTTAAAAGAGCTCAATAAGAAGTTGGAAAATGCCATATATCTACTCAAAGAGTACCAGGGACAACGGGTAGAAGATATAGAGACAGATAGAGATATAAAAGAGTACAAGATGCTCAAAACCATAGTAAAAACTTTAGAGGAGGTAGCGTGAAAAAAAATCCAAGAAAAGAGGCAGAGTTAAAGAGATTGTATAAAAAGCTCGAAAATCTAAAACAACAAAAAAATAAAGTAATCAACCAAATAGTAGCCTTGGAGCTGGTAAACGAGTATGATATATCAGAAGAGACAAAAAAAATACAAGGAGTATAAGATGGAAGACGGATGGATAAGTAAAAAAAAGTTAGCAAAGTGGCTGGGTGTATCTGGTTCTACCGTACTAAGGATGGAGAAAAGAGGAGTCTTACCAAAAGCTTGGCGACCAACCACAGGGATAACTCTGTTTGACTTCGGGAAATGTAAAGAGTACATAAATAATCACTCCAAGGCAACAGCTTAAAGTGATAAAAAAAGGGGTTGATATGAAAGTTGATTTTATAAAAGAACTATTAAACCAACAAGATAGTTTATCTACGCATAAAACTTTAAATATGATTTTAGAGTTTATAAAAGGATATGGCGATGAAAAAGGATTGCATAAAAATTTACATAAATTTATTCAAACAAAATTAAAGGAAAGTAAATATAAGCAAGATAGTTCAAAAGCATTTAGCTAAAAACTTCGATATTTCACTTCCAGCAATGAGACCAGATTAAGCAATAATCTGATAAAATAATAGAGAAAAGGATGGGATATGAACGATATATCATTATGTGATTTTTACAAAGAATTAGAGAGCCTACTCAAAGAATACGATAAACATATAACCATAGGTGAAGATAAAGCAAAAATAGACTTTGAACACTGGCTATTTGAAGCAAATAATAAATCTGTAAAACAAAAAAAAGCAATAAGAGAGTGGTTCAAAGAAGAACATCTTGACGAAAAAGAAAGAGATATGTTTGCAAATGGCTATAAAAGCATAATGACCGAGTATGTAAAAAATAAATATTGCAATATAGTAAAACTTACATGTAAAGAGTTAGGCATCACTCAAAAAGAGTTAGCTTCTTTGATGGGGGTCAATGATGGAACTCCAGCACAATGGAGCAGTAAGGGAGATATTCCAGATATGGCAAAAAATTTTATGAAAACTTTAATTGATTATAAAAAGACAAAGAATAAACTTGACAGAGTATCAAAAGCACTTTTAACACTTGACGAGATCAAGGTGTCGTAATTTTCACAACCCCCTAAAATGATTATTTATCATATCTAGTTTCACAAAAAACGATAAACAATCATATAATTACTTGACAAACATTATAAATTAGCATATAATTTCATACAAATATGATTATTTATCATATTTGTTCTTTAAAAAAGGATTGTTAAAGTTTAGTTTTTGTGGTACAATCAAACAATGAAAAAAGTTTATACTTAGACTGGTAAATATCTCTATGATATTTCTAAGATAACTTTAGGTGTAGCAGTTATAACACCACTTGTAAAAGGTGGCAGTATGAGTATGGTTTCGCTAGGTATAGCACTTGTTATGTTTATAACAGGTGCATTTCTCATAAAAAAAGGAGAATAAATGGACACTCAAACGCTTATAGGACTTGCTATTTTTACTGTTGCAGTAGTAGCAACGGTTCTTATAATGGGTAAACTAGATAAAGACAAAAAGACACACCACAACCACTAAACCTCAAACAATCCTTTTAAAATTTTAGGAGGATTATATGCAAATCATCACATTTCACGACACACAACTACATCTGCAACCAGATGAGCAACACGAGTTTTTACTTACCAATAAAGAGGTGGCTTTAGGATATGGCACCAATATTCAAAATTTAGCACACACAAAAAATAACAATTCTGACGAACTTATAGAGAACAAACACTGGATACGAAAAACCGTAAAAACAAACGGTGGAAAACAAAAAGTCATACATTGGACAAAAAAAGGCATAGTGAGACTTGGCTTTTTCATAAAATCACAACAGGCAAAAAAGTTTCGTGACTGGGCGGAAGACTACATCATCTATAAAAAAGCGGACATAAGCAACCCACACCAAATAGCAGGCTACAAAGGTATGATAACAAAGCAAAAAAACGAAATCAAAAAACTAAAAGAGTTAAACACCTCATACTACGAGCAGATGAGCGAGGCGAAGATGCAACTGCAAAAGGTAAAAAACTCACTCGGAGTCGATGGAGCTGCATTTAGAAACGAGAGTAGAGACAGAGTGGTTGACCTCTTTTTGCTCTTTTATAAACAGGCAAACGAGTTTGGGGATTTGGCGGAGCAGATGAAAAACAGAGCCAAACGAAGCAGAGAGTTTCTAAACTCCTTAGAAAAGTTCCTAAACATAAACGCAGACAAATACAAAAACAGCCCGGGACCACTAGGGTAAAACTGTGGCGGGACAAAGCGAGTGGAGAAAAGCACTCCACCACTGCATCAGCTCTATTCTCTCCGTGATATGCTCTGCTTTTTTATCAAAAGCACTTTCGCAAATGGGCTTCTAAGCTGATAACAGAGATGAAAAAACAGTACAAAACCCCTCAAATACCACTATCCAACAATCACCAAATAGCAGGTTACAAAGGTATGATAACAAAGCAAAAAAACGAAATCAAAAGACTAAAAGAGTTAAACACCTCATACTACGAGCAGATGAGCGAGGCGAAGATGCAACTGCAAAAGGTAAAAAACTCACTCGGAGTCGATGGAGCTGCATAGAGCTTAAATAAGTACTTTATGTACTACTTTATATGATACAATATGTACTTTTAGGAGGAGTTATGCATTTTGCAAAAACTTTTAACTCGGTAATGAAAAGTCTAAACATAACAAACAAGCAATTATCCGAGATATTAAAAACACAATACAACTATCAAATAAGCAAAGAGAGTATTGGCAAATATAGACAAGGAGCTAGAACTCCAAATCCTACTTTTATAGAATTATCTGCTAAAGTTCTTAATATTTCAACCGATTATCTACTAGGTGTGCAAAATAAAGAATATTTTATTAAAAAAATACCTATTATAGGCACGGCATCTTGTGGCAGAGCTGATAGAAACCATTTTCAAGACACCAGTGCATTCACTCTATATAATGGAGAAAACTATAAACATAATCTATATTGCGTCATCGCAAATGGGGACAGTATGGCACCAGAGATAGAAGACGGTGACGAGGTTATATGCGACCCTACCGCGGAAGTGCAAAACGGAGATATCGTTCACTATAAGCTTTTGGGAGAGAGTGCTATAAAGGTGTATTATAGAGATGAAGATGCCTTTATCGTACAGTTTATACCATACAATCCAAATCAAAACTTCAAAACCAAAACCATAAGACTAGATGAAGAGCTAGCAAATGAGCTGGAGATATCCAAAGTAGTAGCAGTAAATAAACTAAAATTTAACAACAGACTAAGCAGACTAAAGCTGATAGGAAAGGCATAGTATGGATATCTTAAGGATAAAAAGAGTTTTAGGACAACCTGATTTTGGAGGATGCAAGCCTGTATGGATTAGGGCGGATGACGGAGTTGAGTATCTATTAAAATTTCGATACGACGGCAACGAGATGGATATATCAAATTTCAACGAATACTTATCTTATAGAATCACAGATATGCTAAATTACAAGATATCCCCTCAAGGTATCAAGTTTATAACTATACATAGTGATGATATCATCCTTTTTGAAAATGCAAAGGTAGATATAGAGTCTGTTGAATTTGCAAAAAAATCTTTAGGTACAAATCTTGGCATACAGAAGATACCTTTTGCACAAAAAGCAGAGAGCGTAACAAACAGTACCTTTAAGAAGCAGGTGGCAAACATAGACAATTATGTACTGAATTCGGATAGAAATAAAGAGAATCCAAATCTTTTATTTAACAAACAAAACAGTAAATATTATGCCATAGACTACGGATTGGCTTTGTTGTCTCATAGAGTATATGAGAAGATAAAAGATGGTGACGATATCGGGCAGTATGTGATGCAACTACAAAACTGCAATGTCACGGAAGATATGTTTTATGTATTTAAAAATCAAAAAAAAATCCAGATAAAAAGTGAATTTAAAGAAGTTTTAGATAAGATTTTAGCTATAATAGATGAGTGTCCGAGTGAGTGGGAACCAACAAAATATAGAGAACAGATAGCAGAGATAGTTGCATTTAGAATGCTAAACAGAAGATTGTTTGATAAACATAAATGTCCAAGTGAGTTATACTAAAATGAAAAATATAATGAATTATGAAATCATACACTACTACCCTAACAAAACTACACTAGAGTTTATAAACATAGGAGTTATAGGGTACAGTTCTAATTTTTTCTCTTTTAGACTACTCGATGAAGAGATAGAGCATCTTAACTGTTCATTTATAAATATAAAAGCACTGATGGGGACTGTAGAGCTTTTAAAATCAAAACTACAAAACTGTAAAGGCATAAAAGAGCTAGCAAGAAGCGATATGTACTTTGATGATTTTGGATTTAGCAAGACTATGCTAACTAAAGTATATGGGGATTATCAAAAAGAGTTGGACTCTGTATATGGGGATTTTATATCTTATAAGTTTGAAAAACCAAAGATTGTCCACGATAGAAGAGAAGAGATAAAACTTCTCTCAAAAGAGATAATCAAAAAAGAGTTTAAGGGCTCCGTATCTTTTATGGAAAATCCATATTTTGATTTTGTATTGAACATAAAAGATGGAAAAAAAATCAAACAGTATCCGACTATAATAGGAAGTCTATTTAACAGTGCAGATACTTCAAGAGCACTAAGACTACTGATAGAAACAGATATAACAAAAGGTATATACGGATATATAAATCATACCGAAGAGATCATAAGACACTCAAAAGTGGCTAAAAAAACTCTGTCTATCCTAGAAGAAAAGCTAAACTTTAATGCCAAGAACTTCAGTAATGAAAACACTATCATAGACTCCATAGCTACTCTAGCAGCATAATACATACTCTAATATATTTGTTTTTATCTAACTCTAGTTAAAGATATCGTTTATTTTTTTTATTTTTGCTTCAGCTGTGTTTTTTATATTTTCCAACTGTTTTGCGAAGTTTATTATCTCTTTTTTACCATCTAACCTAAATGAACCATCCTCTACTGCCAAATTGTCAGAAGTGCCGTGAATAGTAACAGATATAGAGCTTCCTTTTTTGGACGAACTAAACTCTACACCAAGACCTCTTGTGGTAATCGGTATGGTTTTTTTAAAATCCATCTTGGCACTTTTTGCCTTGTCTGCCCAAATAGATGTTTTACGAAGTTTAGCTATCAATCTTGCTAGTTCCTCTTGAGAAATAGCATCAGAATACCTTTGTATAAAAAGCATATTATTGTTTAAGGTAAGGGAATATTTTTTATCATCACAATAGTTCATCTTAAATATTCTACCAATACCATCTTTTTGCTTTAGCATATTTGTACATGTTGCAAACATACCTGAACACATAATTATAAGAAACACGAAAGCTTTCATAAATATCCTTTTTAAAATTATAGCGTACTTAAAATTTAGCATACTTAAACAACCTCTACATGTAAAGCAAAAATAAAGATATTTTAGATTATAGTACAATATGTACCTTTTTTAAGCTTATTTTAAAAGTACACATTGTACTATTTCATCATAGCTTATAAAACATAAGCCATAAAAAGTTTTTTAATTTACCCCTCGCTTTCCACGACCAAAGCGAGGCACTTTTGAAGTGATGTCACGATGAACAGAATCCAAGCTCAGATTGTATAGCGTCTTATAGTAAAGGATGGAATGATGCTCTAACTAAAAGAGAGGATGTTACAAATAGGGCAACATCTATGAGTAAACAACTGCAAAATTTAAAAGATACAATTGAAACGGGTAAATTTCAAATCAAAAAAGGCGACAAAATAGCTCAAATAACACTATTAGAACACAAATCATATCTATTTGGTATAGACACCAAAGAAGAACCTAAAGGTGGATTTGGGAATACAGGGATATAAAACAGCGAGATGCAGACAAATACAAAAACAACCTAGGACACTAGGGAAAAACTGTGGCGGGACAAAGCGAGTGGAGAAAAGCACTCCACCACTGCATCAGCTCTATTCTCTCCGTGATATGCTCTGCTTTGTTATATACTCCAGCCGTTCCGCCCTCTACATGTGCGAGTTGTCTCTCTATGGCATCTGATATGATACCGTGGATATAGATATTTTCGTGAAGGATAGTGGAAGCGGTATGTCTAAAGCCGTGGGCAGTCTGTTTGCCCTTATATCCAAGTCGTTCTAAAGCTCTGTTCATCGTGGCATCACTCATTATCTTACCCCGGGGTGTTTTAAAGACATACTCTTCGGTATGATTTATCTCTTTTGCTTTTTTCAATATCTCTATGACCTCTTTTGAGAGAGGCACTAGGTGCGCTCGTCTGGTTTTCATCTTTTCAAGCTCAATTGTTATCATCTTTTTTTTGAAGTCTATCTCATCCCAGCGTAAAAATCTAACATTGTATGGGCGTAAAAATGTGTGAGCGCTAAAAAGCAAAGCTAACTTGACTATCGGCGTGATGTCAGAGCGAACTATATCACACAATAAACGCTTTAATTTTTGAGGACTTGTAGTGTGTGCAAAGTTTTTAGAAGCCACTTGGGGGATGATAGCGAGTCTGTCAACATCATTTGGAACATTGTGTTCTACATATCCAAGAGCTAGAGAGTACCGCCAAATCCTTTTGCAGAGATTGTGTGCAAGTTTTACAGTATGGTTTACGCCTCGACTGTTTATATCCATCAAAAAATTAGCTATATCAAATCGGTCTATATCTCGTATATCCCTCTCTCCAAAATATCGCAAGATATCTCTATCTATCACACCACAATTTCGCTTATAAGTGCTAGGAGCCAAATCACTTTTCATAAATGTCTTAAAACCGGGTACTATATCTTTTATCTTTTTTATGTTATCATCTCGTTTTAGTTTGGGATCTACTCCCTCGAAGAGTTGTTTTTGCAAATCAAACCGCTTTTCTCTGGCTTTAGCGAGAGACAAGATAGGATATTTACCTAAAGTAATCTTTTGGTATTTTTTTGTCATAGGTGATTTGTATCTAAACTCAAACACCTTAGAGCCTGATTTTTTAACAGTGAGTTGAAGCCCACCACCATCATAGATACAAAACTCTTTATCTTTTGGCTTCAAACTCTTAATCTGCATGTTACTTATACCCTTAACAATTCTAGACATATCCAACCCTTTTTCCGTTACTAAATGCGTTATTAAAATAGTGAACACTCTTGCGAGTGTCTGAAAAGGTATGATAGCATAAAATCCCATAAAATCGAAGAAAGAAGCGTTTTTTAAAAGGTTTAGACAAGCATAGAAAAGGCTAAATGGTGTCCCGGACGGGATTTGATTTATCTTTAATATGCCTATTTCTTGGGATTTTAAAATTGTTTTTTTCTTAAATGCGTTACTAAATGTGTTATTGTATTTTTATTTTTTAATTAGGGGGTGCTCATAAGTTCACTGTTGTCCTCGCAACGACTAGGCACCTCTCGGCACAACCGACTGTCTTTTAGCTCTCTCACCGACTCTTGCCAATCTCCCTTTTTTATTGCTCGTATCATCTTTTTGAACTTCAAAAAACTAGGTTTCCCCAATTGAAATATTATATCTATCAGTGATGTCTTTTTGTTTTCATCAAACAGATCAAAGTGATCAAATATCTCTCTAAGTTCACTCTCGCACCTTTTTATATCGTTTTTTAGTATGTATATAGCCTCATCAGTGCTTATACCGTTGTCCTCGATGTTTCGTCCAACTCCGATTGTAAGCTTGCCAGCTGGGCAAAGATAAGGTTTTAGTTTTATCCCCTCGTGTTTTATGATGTATTCTTCAGTGATCATTTTTAGCCTTTTTATTTACTTCGGCATTTATACCTGTAAACTTTTGTAATAGCACTTGTGCAAATCTACTCTCTATAATTCCTAAAATTGCATAACTAGATACACCTATGAAGCCAATTATACCATCTCTACCGTTTAAATCAGCTGGTATGAAACTTCCTAATGCATTAGCTGTAAATCCACCCAAGAAGGCATTTATAGCCATAGCACTATTGCTCCACACCACATCATTATTCATTTTCTTTTGCTTTGAATAATCGTACATATATGCTACTACTCCTCCAAAACTTCCTAAGATAATATCTTTTGCTGTATCTAAAAACTGTAGCATAAAATGTACATAATTACTATTTGGTATCATCTCTTCTCCTACCATACATTATTGAACTTGAACTTAGTAGAAGATTTAAAAATATCATCATAAATCCGATACCATACACTACTAACCTAAACCATTTATATCTTGTCATCATCTCTTTTTCACTGACACCTTGCACAACCACTATTTGTTGAGGCTTCACTACACTAGATTTAGATAAGCCTCCAAAACCTATATCCTCATCAGGTAGCACTCGCCACTCTAAATACTCTTTATCGTGTTTAAATAACCAACTATACCCCATCCAAGTTGAGTCAGTACCACTACTCATAATTGTTACTAATTTATGACACCACTCTTGACTGTTTTTACATATTTTCTTTTTAGTCCAATATCTGTCTTTACCATAAGAGTATTTAGGGTTACTATCAAATACATATTTTTTATCTTGTAGATTAAATGCCCACACACTACCACTATTACTAACTTTCATGTGCCCTGCACAAGTATGCAAAGCCTTATGTATTTCTTTTTCAGACTTTATACTATGCCTAGTGTAGAGTCCATCTTTATCCATTAATAGCAAATCATTTACACACATCTTTATCTGTGATAGATTGTATTTAGCTTGTGTTCTAGCACTGTTTTCTAAGCTAATTCTCCAAGCTGTATCAATTGTTAGTGTAGAAATAATTGTTAGTAATATAAACAATACAGATTTAGTAGAGTATTTATGTTTCATTGTTACTCTTCCCAACTAACTTTATTTTAGCCCCATTTCTAGCACAAGACTTTTTAAATATCTTTAATATTGCCTCTGCTTCTTCTGAAATGTTTCCTAAATCTATCTCTAAT